CCTGTCGGCAGTAAAGCGTTCAAGGCTAGGATGGAGCGGCAACGTGCCAGACGTAAGATGGATAGAGAAGGTAAAGACGCCAACAAGAATGGTAAAGCTGACAAGCGTGAAGGTAAAGACGTTAGTCACAAGAAGGCATTAAGCAAAGGCGGTAGTAACAAGGACGGTGTTACAGTAGAGGATAGTTCAAAGAACCGTAGTCGTAACTATAAAAAGAAAAAGAAGTAGACGCTCACTCAATGCGTCTTTAAATGCTACCGCGCCTCTCCTTATGGCATAAGAATCAGCGGTATAAAATTGAGTAGTTCAGAGTCTTGTACTCTCATAAGTAGACCTAGCCCTATCTATGGACGAAGCAGGGCCATTAAATTTTTTCGCGTGATGTGGACACCCACTTCATGCTATTTCGTATCGGAGCGATAAATGAAGATAGTAGATGATAAGGCGTTATTACTTACGCTACGTAACCCCGCAAAGGTTACATCGGTTATACCAAAAAGCAGGGAACTACCTAACAATCAGGTACTTGTTAACTGGGGATTAGAAGAGACACAAGTACTGCGCAACATGAACATCAATGCGCCATCTCCCATAGAATCTAAATACCAGTGGACAGGTAAGTACCCACCGTTTGACCATCAAAAGATTACATCCAGTTTCTTTACTTTAAACCGCAAGGCATTTTGTTTTAATGAGCAGGGTACAGGTAAGACTGCCAGTGCTATATGGGCGTCAGACTACCTTATGAAGCAGGGGGTTATACGTCGAGTGTTAGTAATATGCCCTCTATCTATTATGGATTCCGCATGGAGAAATGATCTGTTCAGTTTCGCTATGCACCGCAAGGTAGACGTGGCGTATGGGGCGAAAGCCAAACGTGCCAAGATAATAGAGAGCGATGCTGAGTACGTGATAATAAATTATGACGGAGTGGAGATCGTATCAGATGCCGTAGCCAATGGAGGGTTTGACTTAATAATTGTTGACGAGGCTACGCACTACAAGAACCCACAGACAAAACGATGGAAGACCCTTAATAAATTAGTAGGGCCAAGCACATGGTTGTGGATGATGACAGGTACCCCTGCGGCTCAAAGCCCAACTGATGCATACGGTATAGCTAAACTTGTTAATCCCAATGGTGTACCTAGATTCTTTGGTTCGTTCCGAGATCAAGTAATGACTAAAGTAACAAATTTTAAATGGGTTCCAAAAGAAGACGCTACTAATACAGTACATAGAGTACTACAACCTGCTATACGGTTTACAAAGGATGAATGTCTTGACCTACCACCTATGGTGTACACCAAGAGAGAAGTACCACTTACCAGACAACAGGCCAAGTACTATAAAGAGTTAAAGAATAAGATGATTATGTCCGCAGCGGGAGAACAAATATCTGCCGCCAATGCCGCCGTAAACATGAATAAGTTACTGCAAATATCTTCAGGTGCAGTGTACACAGACGAAGGAGATGCGTTGGAGTTTGACATATCTCCCCGATACAAAGTACTCCGCGAAGTAATAGATGAGTCTAGTAAGAAAGTATTAGTGTTTGTACCCTTTAAACATACTATTGACTTATTAACTACGAAGCTACGTGAAGATAATATAACCACAGAAATTATTCGTGGAGATGTAAGCGCCGGTAAGCGTACGGAGATATTCAAACGGTTCCAAGAAGCTGATGATCCTAGAGTATTGGTCATACAACCTCAATCAGCGGCGCACGGTGTAACACTAACTGCGGCAAACACGGTGGTATGGTGGGCACCGACAAGTTCTTTAGAGACATACGCTCAGGCTAACGCTCGTGTACACAGGTCAGGACAAGACCATAAATGTACCGTCGTACAGCTCCAAGGTTCGCACGCAGAGAAACGTGTTTACGCACTGTTAGACAATAGAATAGACATTCACACAAAAATGATTGACCTTTACAAAGAAATACTTGACTAGCTTATAATAAGGTACTAAAGTGAACGTCCCGTTAGTAAAGGAGCGTGCAATGAGTGATAGTAGTACTACCGCTGAACAGTTAACTAAAGTTTATTTAAAGATTAAAGATAAGCGTTCAGAACTCTCGGCGGCATTTAAAGAAGAGGACGGCAAACTGACTGAACAGATGGATAAGGTTAAGAAAGCCTTATTGGAGTACTGTAAAGATCAGGGCGTTGATAGTGTAAAGACTTCAGCAGGATTGTTTTATAGGTCTGCCAAGACTAGGTATTGGACTAGTGATTGGAGCAACATGCATGAATTTGTTTTGGAGCATGAGGCGCCTGAGTTACTTGATAAACGACTCAACCAGACGAACATGAAGCAGTTCTTAGAAGAGAACCCCGACCTTGTACCTAAAGGTCTTAACGTAGACTCAGAATATGTAGTCTCAGTAAGGAGGAAATAATGTCAGCGGCATTTGTACCAATTGAAAATGTAGCAAAGCACTTTTCGGTATCTGTATCGACTATACGTGCATGGCTACGCAACGGCAAGATACCTACGGATACTTATATAAAGGTAGGGCCAACCTATCGCTTTAAGTTACCTGAAGTAGAAGCGGCACTTTTGGGTGGTGTACAAACCCCCGAAGAAAATTATCTGTCAGAACACTCTGTGCACGAACAGCTAGAGTTAGACTTGGATGATGACGCCTGATGAGTAGTAATGGACTACGCCGAATCAGTATACGTGGTGGCAAGTTTCACGTTATATCTGATGGTGAGGAAGTTACTAGGGATTTAGGTTATATGGATGTGGTTATAGTAAATGCCGCTCCAGTTTCTCGCGCTTACTATGGCGATGCGTACGACCCTAACAGGGTTGCGGTACCCACGTGTTGGTCACCTGACACACAAGTACCTTCAGTAGATGTACCCCAAGATCAGCGGCAATCAATGCGTTGTATGGACTGCCCTCAAAATATAAGAGGTTCAGGTCAGTATGGGGGTAGGGCTTGCCGGTTTGCACAACGGTTAGCAGTTGTATTTCGGGATAGTCCCGAAGAAGTGTATCAGTTACAGATACCTGCCACGTCTATATTTGGCAGTACTAATAGCGGTGACATGGGTATGCAAAACTATGCTCGGTTACTAGCTAAACATGATACACCTGTAGTTACTATCACCACCAAGATTTACTTTGATGAGGATAGTGCAGTACCAAAACTTTGCTTTAAGCCAGTAGACCGTTTAGACGAAGACACACTTGAGAGGGTTTCAGCAATGATTGACCATGAAGATACTATTCAGGCTATCACTATGTCTATACCTATAACAAGTGAACCTGTGTCTCCGTTTGGTGTGGTCGAAGGTTTCGAGTTAAATGCAAACTAATTAATTAGGATATATAAAATGGCTACAAATAATCAATATGTAATATCAGACGTCGAAGCCCTATGGCCTCGCATAAACAAGACTTACAAATTCGACAACGCAGAAAACCGTACAGTACCGTGCGATGCGTTTGACGAAGGCGCTAAGTATGAAACTCGTTTCCGTATGACTAAAGAACAAGCTAAGGCTTTGTTTGTGGCTATGGTAACAGCGTATCAAGAAAAGAAAGAGAAGGGGTGGCCCGATAAGTTCGAGATGCCTTTCAAGAAAGAAGAAGATGGTACTTATACGCATAAAGCATCTTTAAAAGGGGCATACGGTAAAGACGCTACTTTTAAACCTGTACAGTACGATGCTAAAAGCGTTAAACTACCAGACGACTTCATGCTTACCACCGGAAGTACTGTTAACGTAGCAGTTACTTTTACTCCGTACAACATGCGTGAAGCCGGTGTATCCCTTAGACTACGCGCCGTACAGGTAATTAAGTACGTACCTATGGAAGCCGCGTCTCCGTTTGGTACTGTAGAGGGTGGGTTTCAGTTCTCCTCAGAGGACAACCCTTTTGAAGTAGCAGAACCTGCGGCACCGGCAGAAGTGGTGACCGACGAGTTGTTTGGGGACGACGAACCGGCTAAGGTAGCAGAGCCGAAAAAGGTAGTTAAGAAGAAGGCACCTGCACCAAAAGCATCTGATGATGCACTGGCTGATATAGTAGCCGACTGGGACGACTAATACTCTCCCATTGTAACAACTACACCCATAGCTAGGATGACTACCGAAAAGGGCGTGCAAGCGCCCCTGCTATGGTACCTCTCGGAATTAGGTACATTTTATGCAAACAGAAAATTTTTTAAGAAGGGTGTTAGGGGACGACGGATATTACTGCTTATTCTCTTTTCGTACTAAAGATGATAGAAGAGTTCAGAAGTTCTACACCTCCATAGGGGATATGGCTGACGCCGCACGTGACCTAGACAGTAAAGGATACGATGCTTATTTTGCGCTTAGTACATTTAAAGAAACAAATTCACGTAAAGTAGATAACGTACATCAACTAAAGTCTTTCTTCCTAGACCTAGATTGTGGTGTTACTAAAGACTACCCAAATCAAGATGAAGCCCTTGTAGCATTACAAGGATTCTGCAATACCTTATCACTACCAAAACCTAAATTAGTTAACTCTGGACGTGGTATACACGCATACTGGTTCCTTTCGGAGTCGATAGAGTTACATGATTGGTTACCTGTAGCAGAACGTCTAAAGAAGTTATGCGCTGAACACGGCTTATTAGCTGACCCTGCTGTCACTGCCGATGCCGCTAGGGTACTGCGAGTACCCACTACACACAACTATAAATCCGACCCCCCATCTAAGGTAGAGTTTTTAGCGGATGACCATCCTGATGATGTAGACTTTGACAAGTTCTCATTGTTACTGGGAGGAGGGCTGATACC